GTTAAAACATGTTTTGCGGTCGTGGCGGAATTGGCAGACGCGCTAGATTCAGGTTCTAGTGGTGTAACAGCCGTGGAGGTTCGAGTCCTCTCGACCGCATCAAATTAAAATTATCTAGAAACCCTTGATAATCAAGGGTTTCTTTCTTTTTTCAAATACCAAATCGTTGCATATTACCAGTCGATCGAACTGTCCTTTCTTACTGATTGGGGACGGATTGGGGACGGATGAAACAATCATGGTTTAGAGATTTCATTTTACACCTTAAATCTTATTTCAACAATATTCCCTACTATTTCAACACTTAAGTCTAATACGTTACGTGTGGATGGACATATTATCTTATACAATTCATTGTGTAAAGAAACTCTCCTGATTATCAATTCGCCATTAACTCTAGCCAATACTAAATTGCCATCGATAATCGAAGAGCGATGATCAACAACAATAGTGTCACCTTTCATGATCCTTTCTGATTCCAAGCCATTGTCCACCACAATAAATCTGCTAAAGTCATTCTTATTATGCATTGACATTCTGTTCCCCTCAGATCATTTTATTTGGCTTTATGTCAATTTACACTTGTAAATCCACCTGCTATCAACTCCTAAAATAAACGCAAAAAAGCCGCTGTATTCCAACACTGAGGAAAGGAAAAACGGAATTAGTGAACTATCGTTCACACCATCTTTAAAAAGATGGTTTACCGTTTTTTTTAATCCTTTTCCTCAATATCAGATTACAGCGGCTTGGCTAAAGCGCGTCTATAATTCAAATATTTAATTTTGCAAGACCTAATATACAGCATAAATTATTAGAAATCAATATAAATTGCGATTCTGGACGCAAAAACTTTAAAACTATGATGTAATAAACTATCACTATTTTATACTACTTTTGATATTTTATTTATAAGCAGAAGTACAGTAAAGCAGCCTCGATTTATTTTTTTTTACAATTATACGTTCTGAATCACTTTTTCGCAATCACTAGTATAAATGTTCAAAAATTAAGGGATATCTAAATTAACTGAACACATTCCACAAGCTCTAGCAGACGCACACAGCTCTCTTTTTCGTCTCTGTTCCTTAATGACTCCCAAATGGTATACGTCTAGCAGAAGGCATATAACGTCAGTCCCTTCACTGGTACACGTTATGGAGGCTTCGACGCTTTGATTCATAGCTGCTCACCTCATAGTATGTGCTGAACATAACAGCGTTCGTTTGCACTGAAAGAGTTTCATAAACCCATCCCTATATTTTACCTCTGAATGAAACAAAGACTACCAGCATCCTTGTGAGTGCTGGATTTCTCATTTGAATTATGAATATTTACTTTTTGTACTTTTCAATTGCATCCGTAAGGCGATTTATAAATTTCAACTTCGCCGGATCGTTAGGCAATTCAAACGTAGTCCCTGGATCATATCCCCAATTAACCAACAAGCATTCTTTAAACATGTCATATCGAACTGACTTGTTGAACCATCCAAACTCACCAATCGTTTTAGACAAATAATCTGCCATTTTCATAATTTCTTCGTCACTAACTGCATCATCAAATGAAAAATAAAACTTATCATACGGTTCATGACCGAAACAACTGTAAGATGTCTTTAATCCTGCAACAAAGTTTAACGCGTATAAAAGATCAATTAGTTCTCGATCCAATACCTCGACCATGACTCCTATCGATTGAAACTTTTTTCTTACTTCATCATGAACAGGTTCGTCAACAAACTCGCAATCTTGAGGATTCACATAACCGATATCGCCATCTTCGCATTCTACAGTAAACTCTCCCTGTTTGTTTATTCCACCTACGTTATAAATCTTGCCAATATTATCACTATACCAGGCATTAGGACTAGTTGATTTAATAATTTTCAAGTTCATAAAAATTCTCTCCTCATTTTATTGCTATAGATTCAGGATACCAAATAATAAGATAATAAACAAAGACTGCCAGCACTCTTGTGAGTGCTGGCAGTCATGTTTGAGTTGATTATACTTTCTTAATGCGTACAAATCCTTTGTAGGCTGCCACGTTGCCGCCAATCCAAACCGCTCCTCGGAAGCAAATCTGACCAGACTTGAATTTGAAGTCTCGGGACTCCTCTACGGTTACTGGTGAGAATAATGGCATCTCGTAAGCTGCTGGCTTTCCGTAAGCCATGCAGTACGTATTCGCAGCTGTTGCAACGTTGGAAAGTGGCGCACATGCGCTGTTGATGATGTAAGGAACAGCGTAGCTGCTATCGCTGCTAATGGTGCCTGTATTCCCTTTTTTATCGAGTGTGATATTGTATACCCTTTTACCAACTCCATCGCGTAGCGCCGCAAATGCAGCAAGGTCTTCCTTGTTTAGGAACAAATATGCGCCACCCTCTACATTCTCGCTACCGCCGTATCCAAATACCATTTTATCCAATGTTACAGCATCAATTTCTGGAATTTCAATATCGGATGCAACCGGAATGACATTCGCTGGAGCTTTGAAAATACCTGTGATTTGGTTTGCCCCCCCCATACCGAGAATGATTTGTTTAGCAATTTTTTTTCGCAAGGCAATTTGCATGCTGTCCCTTACCATTCCTTGATACATGGTGTCAGGAAGCTTTGCCGCTTCATCTGACAATTCACAATAGGCGGTTATTTTAGCCTTACCGATATTTACAAAATCCGTCGCTGGCTCTGCATCCTCGTAATCACCAGTTTCTGCCGTATAGTCGCCTTCGCCAAACTCAATAACGAATCCTTTTTTGTACGCTTCACCGCCAACTAGTGGGACGCTGTTCACAATATCAATGATGGAACTAACTTCATTAAATGTTGCGTTAAGAGCATTAGAAGTGTGAGTCGGAACAACGAGGTTACCGCTGCCGATCGTCACGGCTCGAAGCTCAGACATTTCATTAATACCAAACTCCACTGATTCGCGTTTTTTCAGTCTGCTACCGCGTTCATTCATTTGCTCTTCAGATACAGCTTGGCCATATCGAGTTTCTTGTTGATCACTACCAAACGAGCGCATTGAAACATTTTGCGGAGTTGCTGTATCGGTAATGGAACGTCCATAAGATAGTTCGAAAATTGATTTTATCCCTTTAGCTTCGTCCATTTTTGTACGTGCTTCTGTCATCTTTCCATCTGTCGACAGTGTTCGTGCTTCTTCCAACAGAGCTGCGAATCTCTGACGCATTTCTCGTTCTCTTTCATCCATGTTATTGAGCCTCCATCAAGTTAATTTGTTTTTCGATTTCTTTAAAAGCTGCATCCGTATGAAGGTTTGCTTTTTGTAAAGCTAGACTCATAAATTCGGATGCGTTTTGGGCTAGCTTATATCTAGCTATCCGCTCATCTAGCCGATTAAGAGACAACTTGATTGCCAGGTCACGTTCACCTGATTCATATACCTTTGCTACCTCAACACATTGTTCTACAAGTGTTCGGAGCGTATTAGCAGTAAAGGATTCTTTAAACTCTTCCAGCGAATAAACGGCTGTTGTTAAATCCTCTGCCTTTTGGTTATGAACCAGTGAGCGAGACAATAGCGCGTGGAGCTGATCGTTTGATATTTCCCATTCGTGCTTACCAAACTTCTCTGCAACTAACCGTCCACTGTTAATCATGTTATAGATGGTTCTAGGATGGACGTTTAAAGCTTTAGCTGCGTCTTTAACATTCATAGCCAATCGCACCTTTCATTCGTTTCTTGTGATAACTTTATCATTTCAATTTCCTCTCATTGTGGACACTGTTTGGACATTTAACCACTTGGATTTATCCCGTTTCGTCCACGGGGACTTTTTTTTGCACTTGAGTACCACGCGGTCTATTATAATTTAAATATTTTTTTTAACAGGTGGGGGGCATAAAAAAAGGGAGTCTCATAAATGAGATTCCCATAGGTTAGAATATTCAATTTGCGGTGTTTCTCTTAGTTGTCTTTCTCTCTCCTCTTGCTTTTGCTTTCTGCTTACTTCAATAGCGTCTATGACCTCTCCTTTATTCTTATCCCATCCCAATGAATAGAATATCTTTCGTTGTTTCCCAACAGGATTCGTAGTCAAAATTATCCAGCCAGCTTTTAGCATCAGATTTACTTCGTCTGGATTATCCAAGTGTCTAACCTCAATAATATTAGCTAACAGTTGCCGATCACTCTCCATAACGCATACCTCCTAGAAATATCTAGTAGTTATTATATCATCCTTATTCGTCCTATTGCTAAAGGAATTCTTTACTCAACTACAGTAAATGTGAACAAATGAGTTACCCATAATGGATAATGTGGGTAATCTACTGATAGCCCTCCAGCCTTGCTGTATATGGGCTTGCTGGCATTTCTTCAAATGAGTTACCCCTATCCGCAATATGGTGAACTGGACGTTTTCAGACCGTTTTAAAGCCGTTTCGCAGCGTAGCTTTCAAACCCTCTAATCGACCTTATGAGTTACCTATATGTATAAGGGAATGTAACTCGCTAACAAACAGAAAAGCCTTGCTGCGCTTGGGCAGAAGGCTCCTTTTTAATTCGAATTACTGGTATCCTTGATATAGTGAACTGAATTGTTTCAGCTAATCATATTCCCAAGCGCTTGGGATTTTAGGTTTCTACTACGCCCAGCGCTTTCAGTCTGTCTGCAATGATATCGAGTGCTTTGTTCATCCTACGTAAAACAGTAGCGGCATCCATGCTGGAGTGACGATAGACTACTTGTTTATGCATAAATCCTTTATAGTACCGTTGTTCAATCATTTCTCTATCAGTAGGATCTAGCACAAACTCCACTGCTCTTTCCAAGAACTGAATCAGTTCTAATTCCTTTTTGTACCGATTCCTTTGTTCAATATCTGCATTTGCTGTAGGCAGCACATGCTTCTCGTAATCAGCAATGCTGGCTTTCAAATTTCGATAGCCCGTCATTAGCTGCTTTGCCTCTTCCCGTTCAGCTCTCGTAACCTTTGGTTTCATCTTCCTTCCTCTCCCTCATTGGCGTTATTGACTGCTACTTATGAATTTCAATCTACGAGCAATCGCTTCAATGCCTTTATTTATTCTGCGATTAACCGTTCTTTCATCCATGTTTTTAGCAAATTTATTGAGCGTTTCAGTAAAGCGGTTTCCCATCAAATAACGATGTTGAATTATTTCTTTTAGTTCATCATCCCCGATGCAATCTACAGCTAAATCAATCATTTGGATCTGTGTAACATATTGCTTGTATAGTGATAATTGAGCATCAGTCAGGTCAATGTTAGAGAATCCCGCAATCATCATTTTCATTTCTTCATAGCTCTCTAGCAGCAATTTCGTATTATTGACCTCTTCTTTCGTTGTAACAGGAAGAAATATCATTCTTCATTCCCCTCTCGATGAATTTTTAGAGATATAAGAGCGAATTAGCAACAGCTTCTATACCCTCGTTTATTTTCCGGTCAATTGTTTTGTCGCAATAATCCCATCCAGAGAAGCGCAAAATCGTTGCCGCTCGTCTATTCCCTTTGATAAAACGATATTCAATTAACGCTTTAACATTTGAATCAACAATTTGATTAACCGCCCGTTCAATGTTGCTGGTGCATTGGATTGCATTTTCAAGTGTTTCAGCTTGCTTGTCCGTTTTGGCCGGATTCTGCTCATAGTCCGCAATAATTGCTTTCATTCTTGGATATTGATTAAGTAACGACTTTGCCGTTATAATTTCATTTTTAGTAGCAGTAGTATGAAACGATTTCATTTCCTACCTTCATCTCCTCACTCTATCGCTGGCGGTACATATCAGGAATCTTCTTCGCTGGTAGCTGCGTAGGCAGTTCAGCCGGCTCTCCCTCAATTTGCTGATGCGACCGATCTTGCGAAACAAACTTGTTATATTTTTTCAGGAAGACTAACTCCACCGAACCTAATGGCCCATTACGCTGCTTCGCTATAATGATTTCGATAATATTTTTCTTCTCAGACTCGGAATTATAATAATCATCCCGATACAGGAAGGCGATCACGTCCGCATCCTGCTCGATCTGCCCCGACTCACGCAAATCTGATAGCATCGGACGTTTGTCCTGCCTTTGTTCTACTCCTCGTGATAATTGTGAGAGAGCTGCAACGGATATATCAAAATCCCTTGCAATTACTTTTAACATTCGGGAAATTTCTGATATTTCAGCTTGACGATTGCCTTTATGCTTCGCATCCCCTTGAATGAGCTGGAGATAATCGATGATAATGAGTATTCTGCGTCCTTTGTATTTTTGGCGCAGCTTCCTGCATTTTCTTCTAATCTCTCCAATTGTGACGCTTGAATCATCGAATAGGTGAATAGGCTTGTCCGATAAATCACCGATAACCATCGTCGTGTTTTCCCAATCCTGTGATAAAAACGTTCTTCTTGGGTTTCTCATTTTCATACCATCAATATTGCCGCCGCTGGATATGAACCGCTTGATTAAGAGTTCCTTATTCATTTCCAAGGAGAATATAGCAACAACGTCTCCAGCTGCAGCAGCGTTATTTGCGATATTGAGAGCCAGAGCCGTTTTGCCTACAGACGGTCTCGCTCCAATAACGATGTAATCCCCAGCTTGAAATCCTGATAGAAGAGCATCTAAATCTGGATACCCCGATGGAATTCCCGTAATATCCCCTTGATCAACTTCAAAGGACTCGTATGCTTTAATGAGTGCTTCGCGTATATGTCCATCATCCTCGTTGCCACCTACGTCTTCCATATTCGTGAATTCTGTAATTGCATCTTGGAGCGATTCAGCACCGCTTTGCGATTCAAGCCGATACAGTAATTCCGTTGCAACCTCAGCAACACGCCTTCGCTGAAAGTAGTCCTCAATCACTTCTTGGTAATAAGTGATGCTGGAAGGGATGGCTGCCCTATCAATCAATTGACCAACATAAGAAACGCCGCCGACCTTCTCAATTTTCTCCTTTTTAACAACTTCCAAAATTGAAACGGGATTGATGGGTTTGCCTTCGCTCTCCAACTTTCGCATTACGAAGAATAAATTATGATGGATCTCGACTCCGAAATGTTCAGGCTTAAGGCGGCAGCTATCAAGAGTACTATTGTCTAGCAGGATTGCTCCTAGAAAGGCTTGTTCGGCTGCTGAATTAATCAGCTTTTCTTCTTGAATGGTGATTTCCATCGCCGCCGCCCTCCCCTATTAACTTCGCTCGTATGGCTGCTAAATGATTTGAGATTTCCTCTTCACTCGGTGGCTTTTTGATAGTCACTAATTCATCCAGCATTACTCTTGTCTGCTCTGCATTCGGTACCCCTTTTGAATCATCCACCAAACTCCGTACGAGATCGGATAGAGCTGGTGGAAATGGATTATGAGCAATAAGATAATCGAGCCGATCTGATGCAATGCTGTATTCATGGTGCTTCAACGCTTTGTGCCATGACTTGACCATAGCCTTTGGATCTTCGACTTTAAATTTAGCCTGGTAATTATCTGCAATTGATCGAATCAATTTGAGCGTGTCCTGCTCAGTCATCGCTCAACTCCCTCTCCAGCTTATCCCATTGAGAACGACCGCCTGTGGCTGCTGGTTGATTTAAATAACTTTCGAATTTTGTACCAAATAACGTCTGAGGACGTAGATACATACGCATCTTGTTATCAGTCGCCCATTCACCGTGCTTCGTATCAATTACTTTGATGAAGTCCGGCAATGTAAAGCCTGCTTTCAATCTTGCTCGTATAAGCCGTTTGGTTTCCTCGGTAGTGTGCTTGAAGCTCGTACCGCATGTTTGATTTAGGTGTTCTATAATTTGTTGAAAAGGGATGTGGTCGAGTTGCTCGACAATATCTTCTTTTATTTTTTTCTTTACATTCTCCTCATTCTTTACATTCTTGTTTATATTAGAGGGTTGCCGTTGCTTTCGCGTTGCTTTCGCATCCGTTTCGTCGTTGCCTTCGTCGTTGCTTTCGTAACTTTTTAAATCCTGATAAACGCCGTAGTTATCAATGGTTACGAGTAATGAATGCGTTGCTTTCGTCGTTGTGATCATTGTTGCTTTCGAAGCGTCTTCGTCGGGGCTTCGTTTCGATTTCATCGCTTTACCGCGTAAAAACTCTAAAATCTGAAAAACTTGATCTTTTGTAGGCCTTTCAACCCTTGCTCCTACTCTCCATTTCACCCCTTCAATGATCTCAGGAATAGAGGTGAGAACCTGTCCTCGCTTCAAACCCTTGTAATTAGAATGCTGGGCAGCTGTGAGAAGATATAACCAGACCTTTATGTACAAAGGCGGCTTCTCCCATATTTCACTCTCGATGATTTTCCTTGCCAGCAAGATACAGCCGCCAGGTATTAAAGGTTCTGACAATTGATTTCACCTACAATTCGTTACTGAGATTCATATGGATGGCACCAGTCGGTTTCAACGCCTTCACATAGATCGAAATCACATATATTTTCGTTATTAAATTTGAATGATAATTTCATCAGTCCCGTTCTCTGATCCATCCTTATGAGGATGTTTGGAACTTGACCTACAGACATAAAATATTCTTCACAAGCACTTATGAAAGCAGCAAGAGCTATTTGTAGAACATCATCTTTATGGCAAGAATCTCCATCCATCTCCAAGGTTTTTTCTATCGCGTTAGTTACGATCCTAAAATATCTAGCTAGCTTATTGGGCTTTCCTAGTGACTTAAAAACTAAATCCCTATAGCATCTAGCGAGAATGTTTTGGCATTCCATATCGATTTTCGCAAGCATATTCTCGACCATCCTTTCGGTGATCCGCAAAGACCCCTCTTGCTTTCATGACTGATTTTATGTAAAATGAGGGCATAAAAGGGCCTTTGCGGTCTATTGGATAATCACTTATGCGTCCCGGCCAAGGAAACCGCATTGTGATTTTTTTCATTTATATATCTTTGAAAACAGATTTTGAAATCTTCGTAAGTTTCGAAGCTGTCAGCGATTAGAACGATAATCTCAATAAAGCCTGTTTGCTGCTGAGAGGTATATTCTTTAAATCTTCCTGATATCTCCGGTTCATTTTCTATAGCTTCGCGGATTTCTTCTCTGCTCATTTTCTTGATTTTCTCCATATTTACACTCCTCTCGATTTCCGAATTAGATTCTTTACGATAACAGCATGTTGTGAAGGGCTACGATCAAACCACAGCCGTGCTAAGATCTCCAGTGACATATTATTCACTAAATAACTTCTCAAATTTGTTAACAAAGTACATCTGCCCTTTTCCTGTCACTTTTGGTGTCTTATTTACTGTGATATGACCATCAGAATGATTGATCGTGGATTCTTTGATTTCAAACAGTTCCAAGTCCATGGCTCGCTGTGTCGGCATGTTGTAGTCGGTGCCTTTACGACAAATCAGATAACCATTGTCACGCAACCACTCGAAGAAACGGTTTTGTCCGATGTCGAAGCCGTTTTGTTTTAGAATTTTAGCCAGTTCGCCCACCAAGATGCAGGATTTGCTAGCGGCTACAGCGTCTGCGAACAATACCTTTGGCTTGTCCCTATCTGCTTGGAGTTGCATGGCATCCCTCTCCTCTGCCAGCGTAGCAGCGAGCCTTAGTGCTTCTGGTAGTGACTGGGGGATTTGAGAGCCGGACAGCTGCTGACGCATCAGTTTGAACTCTTCGATAAAACGCACCTTCATCTTCATCGCTTCTGGCGTGATATACGACATAGCAACAATCGCGAAAGCATCCTCAGTCAGATCGTACTTCGGGTATTTTCTGCCCCTATCATTGATGTAATATGACAGCTGAAAGTTTAGCCGTGAGAATTCCTTTTCATTTGCCTCACCCAACTTATCAATTTGATTTTCAATATCAGCAAGAACGTTTTTATGTTCTTTGCCAAACTTCTCCGCCAAGATCAAACTATCCGTAAACACTTTTCCGTTCTCGATAAAAACGATTTTATTCATTTCGGCTCACCTTCCTGAATATGATTTTTACTCGGCATCAAGTAATTTAGCTGCTCTTGTTCTCGCTTCCAGATAGTTAAAGTACGAGTGCTAAATAATAATTTTGGTTTTCGCGTACCTTCAACACCGATTCGAACATGTGGTATCTGTTTTGCTGCACACATTCTATAGAGCAACTCCTTAGATATCCCGATGTGTTCAGAGGCTTCAATTACATCCAATGTTCGATCTTGAATCACGTCAATTTTGCTAATTAATTGTTCAAGGATTTTCGGCATTAATTTTGTTTCAACATGATCGACAATAATATCGAGAAGATTCGATGAAGAATTATTCATTATTATTCCGTTCCTCCTTTATCCCGTTTTTCTGATGAGGTTAAACAGCGATTCTGGAATAATTTCTTTAACCGCTGCAACTCTAAAGCTCGCTGAATCAATATTAAGTATGTCGGCTAAAATGATATTGACTTCGTCTTTGGCAGGTGGAAACTTACCGTTTTGCATTTTACTAATAATTCCTTTATCCAACCATATCTCTCTTTTGGCTAGCTTGAAGCATATTTGTGTTAAAGAGTAGCCGCTTTTAGAAATCGCTTTTTTTAACATTGTTGCATAGTCCATTTGGATTCACCTCCTGATCATGACGATATAATCACAACGATGAATTTTTCGTCACCAATTGATTTCGATATTACAAAAGACGACAATGTTTGTCAATGACGTAATAGTCACGCTGATAAAATAGTGTTGAATAAATATTCAACGTTTGATAATATATAAATTGAAATGAACGGAGGATGAATTAAAATGGATTACTATTCGCAGTTGGTCGATTCATATATTTCAAAAAGTGGATTAAGTCTTGCCGAAATAGCAAGAAGAATGAATGAAGATAAGGGAATTAAGGTTGACCGATCATACATTTCCAAACTCAGAAACTTTCCTAAATACCCTGCAACAGAGGAAATAAATAGAGCTTTAGCTGAAGTGACTAACGGAGATCCTGAGGAGCTAATTTTAGCTGCATATTTAGAAAAAGCGCCTAATGGGATTAAGGAGACATTGGAAAGTTATAAAGAAACAGCAGTTGTGTTATTACTCAATGCCTTAGTGAATTTTCTCGAAACATTCCGTCAAACTGGCGCAATCGACTGGGATAGAATTCATTCAATAGGAAGCTTATCTTCACTACTTCAGAAACTAAAACACCACGTTAAAATAGAACCGCTATATGAAGATCCAGAATACGCAGCAGAGTTAATAAAACAGCTAAAGTATTTCTTTTATCCAAATTTAGAAAGCTTACATTTCGAAAAAATATACATTGATTTTAAAAGATATGTTGATCCTTCTGGAAATGCAATTAGAAACAGGAATCCATACCCTTTGCTAGTAGAAAAAGCCTTTAAAGCTGAAGAAGAACGTATTAAAAACCAGAATTCAGAACACAAAAATTATAAACAAAATGAACAGCATGAATCATCGGATACTAATTCTGAGGATGATAAATATGATCCCTCTACCCATTTAGTTATTTATAATTCAATAGGAGCTAGTGAGGAAAAGTTGGAGTATCCAAGTGCCTCATTTGCTGGTTTTGCATTCGTTGATAAATCAGTCTTGAATGGTCAAGAAGGATTTGCGCTTAAAGTAAGTGATGATAGTATGTCGGGAGATCGTATTCTAGAAGGCGACGTTGCAATAATTGCGAAACAAAAAGATATAAAATCACAAGACATTGCGGTAGTAGCCATTGGAAACGAAAACGCTATTTTAAGGCGCATTCAGACTAACGGTGACATGTATATTCTGTTTCCATCGAATCCGAATTTCGAAACAAAAGTTGTTCATTCTTCAGAAGTGAGAATACTAGGTAAGGTTGTCGAAGTAAATTTTTGGCCTAAATAAATAATATGCATGAAGCTTGGGATTCCATCGTAAGGTGGTTTCTTCGGATTAAATACCGAACATACATTCTTGTAAGGAGCTGACTTTATGGCAAGTATTGAAAAACGTGGAAACAACACCTGGCGATTGACAGTTGAAATCGGTAGTGGACCAAAAAATGAACGTAGAAGAGAAAGAAAAACCATTAAAATTGAAACGGAGATAATCCTTAAATCCCCAAAAAAAATGAAAGAATACCTTAATGAGGAATTGATAAAATTCAAAATCGAGGTAGAAGCAGGGGAATATATATCTGCGGATAAAATGAAACTTTCTGATTTCGTTGGGGAATGGGAAACTAAATATGCTGCTAAAGAACTCTCTCCTTTAACTTTAAAAACATATAAACACCACATTACTAACCATATCATTCCAGCCGTTGGACATCGAAGACTTGATGAAATAAAACCAATGCATCTAGTTACGCTCTTAAGTGACCTCAAAAAGCCAGGAGCGAGAAAGGATGGCCGTGGAGAAATCCTCTCCGATCGAACAGTACAATATATTTATGATGTAATGAGAAATATCTTTACTCAAGCTGTAGGCTGGAGACTTATTAAAGAAAGTCCACTTCAAGGTGTTAAAAAGCCGAAGGTTGAAAAAAAGAAAGCTGAATATTACGATGTTGAAGAAACGCAAAAAGTTATTAACGCACTGAATAATGAACCATTGAAATGGAGAATGTTTTGTCTAGCTGCTATCCTTGGAGGTTTCAGGCGTGGCGAACTAATTGCTCTTGAATGGATGGATGTCCTATTTGATGAAAACGCAATTCATATCCGTAAAAGCATATCACTTGTTGAGAAAGGCCACGCTCACGAGAAAGGCACGAAAAATGAAGAGGAACGAACCGTTGAAATGCCTCATTGGTACATGGAGGAGCTAAAAAAGTATAATACACAATGGAATAAAAACAAACGTTGGAGGAAAACCGAATGGTTAGGAGAGGAAACTCAGTATCTGTTCCATAATGGATCTGGAAAGCCATTTTATCATACTACACCATCTGCTTGGTGGAAAGATTTTATAAAGAGGCATGATCTAAAGTATATAAGTCTCCATAAACTGAGGCACACCTCAGCAAGTGTTTTGATCGAGAAAGGTGCTTCTTTAAAAGCGATACAGGAGCGGTTAGGGCACAAGCAACACCAGACAACAGCGGATATATATGCTCATGTATCTAAAAAAGTTAGCCGAGATTTAGCTGATAAATTCGATCAATTTAATCCTGGCATACAACAAACAAATAGCAACTAA